GCCGTTTTCATGCTAACTTCTGGCTCGGCTCTGAGGTTGTATCAAGAGGCAACTGGGAGCAGTGGTGCATACAGTGGATGTCTGGGGCTGATGGCACCCCGAATGGCTCTGAGGAGTCTAAGGTGGCCCAAGGTATTGAGCTGATTGATCCACTGTCGGTGGCTACGCCGCATAACGTGTTGCTGTGAGCAGAACTACGTTCTCTGGCCCTGTCCGGTCAAACAATGGATTCTTGTCTAACCATGTTACGTTCGACACAGACACAACCTACGACAATGGCAAGGGAACCCTTACTTGGAACCAAGACTCTGATACGCTTCAGCTTAATCTAGGTAATGGCGTAGAGCTTGAGCTTGGTCAAGAGCTTTTCTTTCAAGTAAGAAACAATACCGGCTCTCAAATAGACAAGGGCACGGCTGTAGAGTTCACTGGAGCCCTTGGAAACTCTGGAAGAATTACGGTTGGGCCTTCTTTGGCCTCGCCATCTACACCCACTGATTATTTTGTCGGCATTTCCGCAGAGGATATCCCCGATAATTCGGATGGCCGAATAACCTCCTTCGGCAAAATCAGGGGCATTGATACTCGCGGTGGGGCAGAAAACTGGCAAGATGGTGACTTGTTATATGTAAGTGGGTCGTCAGCAGGCTCCCTGACAAAAGTTAAGCCACCCAGCCCTACCCCGGATATATTGGCGGCCACTGTTGTTAGTTCATCGCCCAATGGTATTATTTTGGTTAGACCAACCTATCCATTGCCAATCAATGAGTTAACGGATGTTTTGATTACAAACCCGCAGGATGGCGATGTCCTCACCTATAGTTCATCACAACAGCTATGGATAAATCAGGCGCCCGCGTGAGGTAGGCTATGAGAAGACGATACGCTTCTGGCGGAAAGACAGAGTCCCGTGTTAATGAGGCTGGCAATTACACCAAGCCATCCCTTCGTAAGCGTTTGTTTAATCAGATAAAGGCTGGCGATAAGGGCGGCAAGCCCGGTCAATGGTCTGCCAGAAAAGCTCAGATGCTAGCCAAGAAATACAAGGATAGCGGAGGGGGGTATAAAGACTGATGTCTCTCAAAAAACCTCAAAAGTCTCTAAAAAACTGGACTAAGCAAAAATGGCGAACAAAGTCCGGAAAGCCCAGCACCCAAGGGTCGAAGGCAACTGGAGAGCGTTACCTGCCGGAAAAAGCGATCAAAGCCCTTAGCAGTAGCGAGTATGCCTCCACCACCAGAAAGAAAAGGGCCGACACGGCCAAGGGGAAACAGCACTCCAGTCAGCCAAAAAAAGTTGCCAAAAAGACTGCACGGCACAGGAGTATGGCATGACCAGAAGATACTACAAGTCAGGCGGAAGGGTTGACAAAAAGTCGATGGCCTGCAACAAGCCTAGGAGAACTCCGAATCACCCCAAGAAGTCTCACATAGTGAAGGCTTGCGAGGGCGGGAAAGAAAAGATCATTCGCTTCGGGGAGCAGGGGGCAAAGACTGCTGGCAAGCCTAAGAGTGGAGAGTCTGCCAAGATGAAGGCAAAGAGAAAGTCATTTAAGGCTAGGCACAGAAGGAATATCAAAAAGGGTAAGATGTCTGCGGCGTATTGGGCGGACAAGACAAAGTGGTGACCATACACCGAATCGTCTGGAGGGATGCGGTTGGAGGCTCCAACACCGGATGGAGATCTCTCGAAGACCTCAAAGAGCAAAAAACTGCGACCGTCATATCTTGTGGCGCATTGATTTACGAAGATGACGAAAAGATCGTGATCTGCCCTCACATGATCGTTGAGGGCGAAGATATTATAGAAGGAGATGCCGAGCTAGCCATCCCTAAGGGGTGGATCGTTTCTAATATGAAGATGGCGACATTTCCGCCCGGAGACTGAGGAAGAAATATGGCCACTAGCGGCAGTTACAACTTTACTCTTGACTTGTCAGAGATATTTGAAGAGGCGTATGAAAGGGCGGGCCTTGAGCTTAGAAGCGGGTATGATTACAAGACTGCTCGGCGTAGCCTTGATTTGCTTATGCTTGAGTGGCAAAACAGGGGCTTTAACCTCTGGACGGTTAGGGACGCATCAATGTCACTTACGGCAGGCACCGCATCTTACGACTTGACGGCAGAAAAGCTGGATATCGTTGAGGGCCTTCTGAGAACGAATGCGGGAGATCCTTCAAGGCAGACAGATTTGAGGATGGATAGGATATCTGTCAGTCAGTATGCCGGACAGACAAACAAGCTTAGTCAGGGCAGACCCTTGCAGTTCTACGTGGAACGCAAGCCGACAAACATAACGCTTCACTTTTGGCCCGTCCCAGATGCGGTGACATCTTACACGTTCTCGTATTACTACTTGGAGCGTATCGAGGATAGCGGCAAGCCGGGCTCAAACAACGTCGATGTTCCCGCAAGATATCTACCTTGCTTGGTTTCTGGCCTCTCCTATTACATAGCGAGCAAGAGACCCGAGGCGATGGCGCTGGCACCTCAGTTAAAGCAGGTTTATGACGAGCAGTGGAGCTTGGCCGCCGATGCATCAAGAGAGAAAGCGGCACTGCATGTTTCTCCGGGAGGTTATAACGACTTATGAGTGGCTACGCGGCGGGGAAGAAGGCTTTTGGCTTTTGCGACAGGACTGGCTTCAGGTATCGGCTGAAAGATCTCGTCCGTCAAATTGAGGATGGTAGATGGAATGGACTTCTCGTCGGAAGAGATGTTGTCGATAAAGACAACCCACAATACAAGCTGGGAGAAGTTGATGCAAACGATCCTCAGGCTCTTAGGTTTCCAAGACCCGATCAAAACATTGATGAAAGTAGAGCGCTTTCTTCTTGGAATCCTGTGGGGGGCGGCAATACTGCTTTGGGTAGTCGCACTGTGGGGCTCGACATGGCGGCTATGGCTGGGCGTGTGACAGTGGAGATTGGTTGATGGCTTTTACATATGCGACACTGAGCCAAGCAATTCAGGATTATGTGGAGTCAGATGAAACCAGCTTTGTCTCCAACATACCAATAATCATTAGGCAGGCGGAAGAGAGAATACTGAAGCGAGTACAGCTCCCCGTCTTTAGGAAGAACTCAGCGGGCACTCTTACTGCCGGGAATCAGTATCTAGGACTGCCAAGCGATTATCTGTCTCCGTACTCCTTGGCGATAGATGACTCTGGCTATGAATATTTAATAATAAAGAGCGCAAATTTTATCCGGCAGGCATACCCAGACTCAACAGCTCAAGGAGCGCCAAGGGTTTATGGTGTTTTTGACACCACCAACCTTATAGTTGGGCCAACTCCAGACGCCAACTACCCGGTAGAGCTTCATTATTTTTACAGGCCTCAGTCCATTGTTGATTCGGGGACGAGCTGGCTTGGCGATAACGCCGAAAACGCACTGCTCTACGGCTGTCTTCTTGAGGCCTATACTTACCTCAAGGGGGATGCTGACCTTATGCAACTGTATAGCCAAAGATACTCAGAGGCTTTGACTATGCTGGAGCAGTATGGCGAGGGTTATACGACGACGGACAGCTATAGGTCTGGCGACGTTAGGAAGGCAAGAGACTGATGCTTTCTGGAGGTGTTGGTAGCGTGGCTGTTCACACAACAGAGAACAGAGGGTCAACCCCAGAGGAAGTTGCCGAGCGTTGCCTAGAAAAAATTATCAGCGTTTCTGGCAGTGCGCCTGAGCCAATTCGGCAACAAGCAGAGTCTTTTAGGGATTCCATTAGGGAAGTAATTGTTTTTTACGTTAAGCAGGCTATTCAGTCAGATAGGACGACGGTTTGCAATGCGCTAACAGAGGCGGGCCAGCCTGAGTTGGCTCAACTTATCAGGAGAGTGTAGATGGCCTTTACCGGGAACTATATATGCACTTCCTTTAAGGAAGAGCTTCTGGCGGCTACGCACAACTTTACCAATGGAGTTGATACATACAAGCTGGCGCTGTATACCAACAGCGCAACCTTTGACGCATCAACAACCGATTACACTGCAACCAATGAGGTGTCTGGAACCGGCTACTCTGCCGGCGGCGGAACGCTTACGAGCGTAACCCCAACCAGATCGGGCACAACCGCGTTTTGCGACTTTCAGGACTTGGTGTTCTCTAGCTCAACGATCACGGCTAGAGGGGCCTTGATTTATAACACCACGGCAGGCGCTGGCACCGGAACCACGAACACGGTTCTTGTTCTTGATTTTGGGTCTGACAAGTCATCAACAAACGGGGATTTTACAATCGTCTTCCCTACAGCGGATGCCACCAACGCAATTATAAGGATCGCCTAACATGACTGCTGTCTGGAGCAGAATCGATCCGGATCAAGACCCCTCCTTTGAGGAGATATCCCCAGATCAAGCTCCTTCTTGGACGGAAAGCACCCCGTCTCAGATTCCCGGCTTTACAGAAATAACGCCATCTCAAACGGCCGGGTTTAACGAGATAACTCCATCTCAGGGTGCTGGATGGTTAGAAATAGCGCCAGAGGCGGCATAGAGGAATAACGGATGCCCAGTACATATACGACCAACCTTGGTATCGAGAAAATCGGGACCGGCGAACAGGCCGGATCGTGGGGAACCACTACCAATATTAACTTTGACATCATAGACCAAGCAGTCAACGGTGTTGTCGCCGTTAGTATTACGGGGACGGGAACTTCTGGATCGCCAAACACGCTCACAAATGACGATGGCGCCGTTTCTGACGGAAGAAACTTTTCGATTGAGCTAACCGGCAGTCCCGGCGGAAGCGCGTATATTCGCCTAGACCCAAATGATGCAGAGAAGATAGGCTACATTAAGAATAGCTTTGGCGATTCAAGCTCTGCGATTATATTTCAGGGCACATACAACGCAAGCAACGACTATGTTCTTGCGGCTGGATATGGAGCCTTTTTGAAATTTGATGGCGCAGGTGCAAGCGCCGTAGTAACCAACCTGCTTCAGAACCATGTCGTGGATGGCACGTTGTTGGCGAGTGGCGTAACAGTAGACACTGGCGGTACTCTTGACATATCAGGAGGAACGCTAACGCTAGCAAATGACCAGATTAGCGGAAACTCAATTGACGGCGGGACCATATCAAACTTTGCGTCTACAGGCATAGACGACAACGCCACCGGAATAGAGATAACTGTAACTGACGCGTCTGTCACGTTCGGCGGGAATATTGTGCTATCGGAGGCCCTCGCTACTGTCGATGGCCGAGACGTTTCTGTAGATGGCGCCAAGCTCGACGGGATTGATAGCAACGCAAACAACTACACCCTTCCAGCGGCAACTTCTACCGCGCTAGGTGGCGTAGAGCTTTTCTCGGACACAGTCCAGACTGTGGCGGCAAATGCCGTTAGTTCAGCGTCTGGCAAAACATACGGCATACAGCTTAATAGTGATGGTCAGGCGGTTGTTAATGTGCCTTGGTCAGATACGAGCGGATCGACGGATCTTGGCGCAACCGCTGATGGAACCTCGCTCACAATAACTTCCTCAACAGGCAGTGACGCCTCCGTCCCAGCGGCAACAACAAGCGCTTGGGGGGCCATGACAGATGAAGACAAAACCAAGCTTGACGGCATCGCCACCGGAGCCACGGCGAACACAGGGACGGTTACGAGTGTGTCGGGGGGTACAGGACTTTCTGGCTCGGTAACGACCTCGGGCAACATAGATCTGTACTCGTCAGTAGACACGGGCGGGTCAACCACGTTGTCGGACGAGCAGTTCCGAACGGTAACATCAGCCACTCAGACAATAACGCTTCCTGCATCTCCAGCGGCCGGAGACACCGTCTATATATCCGTTGGGAGTGCCACCGACACTGTTGTGGGTCGCAACGGAAGCAACATATCAGGACTTGCAGAAGACATGACGATAGACGTAGCAAATGTAGGGATAACGCTTGTATATTCCGGTGACGCAACCCAAGGCTGGAGATTGATGTAATGAGTACACTAACTGGATTAATAGGCGGCGGTGGCGGGGGCGCTTACCAAGGAAGAACCATCTCCTTCACCTCCTCAACCACTTACACAGCTCCAGCGAACATTAAGGGGGCTTACGTTATGGTTATCGGCGGCGGCGGTGGCGGAGGTCTCTTTGGTCGAAGCACATCAGGAGTTGGCCGAGCCGGCGGCGGTGGCGGTGGCGGCGTTGCGGCCAGCTACTTTGATCTGACTCCAAGCCAAAGCTATACGGTCAGCGTTGGCGGCTGGGGCGGCGCACAACTAGGCACTGGAAACGTAAAGCTAAACGGCAATGCCGGAGGCACATCATCTTTTGCTGGATCTGGGATCACCACCGTCCAAGCAACAGGCGGTGGCGGCGGCGCGGCAATAAACGAGAGCCAAGACGGGAATATAGTCGCCTCAGGAGGCGCTGGGGGTGTCGGATCGGGAGGCAACCTATTTAACTACACCGGCGGGGCTGGCGGAGATGGTGCGGTGAGCGCCAGCACTGGCGGTGGCGGGGGCGGTGCTTGCAACATACTTGGTGTATCAACATCTCTTATCGCCGGAGGAGATCACACCGACGCCATTACCGAGGGTGGCGGGTTTGGTGCTCACCCATGCGGCCAGAACATAATCGAGGAAGGCGCTAATACAAGTGTTAATTACTTCAACTTGGCCGACTATATCGGCGGATGGCAACGGTATAACCAAGTAAGGACGATGAAGAACAACAGTGTTTTTGGGTTTGTTTATTCGGAAATTGTTCGGCCAAACATTCCGCTTTCAAGTCCCTCCAGAATACAAGAAAACTTCAATTATTACGACGGC